GCCGGAAACCCGCGCATTGCCGGAAACCCGCGCATTGCCGGAAACCCACGCATTGCCGAAAACCCGCGCATTGCCGGAAACCCGCGCATTGCCGGAAACCCGCGCATCGTCGGAAACCCGCGCATCGCCGAAAACCCACGCATCACCGAAAACGGAAAGATTGGATTCTTTTTCGATCCATCCTCCCACGTCACCGATGGAAATTCCGAACGCTGCAATCGCAACAACCGCGCGGATTTGATAAAACGTCCGCCCATCGAAATGTTTGGTTTCGCCAGTGGATTCGAATTTTGCATTTTTAAACATTGTTTTCACTCCGTTGAAAGCGAGGGATTTTATTTGTCGCGTCCGTTTTCCGGTTTGCCAAGCGCTGCCGACATGAACCGCGAGCGGTCATAGTTTGGATTGGTGCCGCGAAGCGCACTGGCGAATTCCTCCGCGACAGTGCAGCGCGTTTCGTCGCTCACGTCAAGTGAGGCGATAGTTTGAGCGATGAAAACATAATGGCGATGCTGAAACATAATTTTCACTCCATCTAAAGCGTTGATGATATATGTAACCTAACGGCACATGCTCAAAGATCAAGCGGTTTTTTCTGAAAATAGCGGATTTCTTTCCGTCCCGCTTTATTCTCGACGCTTTCCCAATAGCCGGCGAAGCTGTCGAGCTTGCGCATATGCATCAGTGCGAACGACGCTTTGGGAAGCATCGCTTCGCGCTGGATCGGATCGAGCGGGAGCAACAGCCGAACCGCGACCCAATGATGACCAACGGGATCCCTCGGCAAGATGGAGATAAGCCAATCCGCGATTGCCTGGGCTGCGAAAGCATCACCGCCGGCCGCATCGCTGATAGCCGCTTGAGCCTCGATAGGCGCCATGTCGGCCCGCACGTCACCAAGCGCCCGAAGCTGTGTGCGCCCGCGTTCTGCGTATTTGTGTAGGTCGAAAATCGTGCCTGGATCGTCCAGCAATTCCAGCAACGACTCCACGGGCAATTGTTGATTGCGGATTAGCAGGAAGCGCATTTTCGCGACCGTCTCGCTTGGCTTTTCGAATTTCAGTAATCCGCCTTTTTCCAGCCGGCGCAACGCGCCTACGGAAATTTTGAATTTCGTGGAGATATCGTAAATGTTCACAGGTCATGCTCCGATAACAGGTCAATCGCGGAAAGTGACAAACATCACGGTGCACATTCCATAAGGACGAAATTCGCTCATATCGCCGTGATGATAGGTACGGCCACGAACGCCGGTCAAACCCATTTTGGCCTTGGCGGCCTTCATAAGCTCACGGTTGGCAATCCGATTGGCACGTACGTAACTGCCGTCCGTCGACCCCGTATAACCGTAATGCGTCAATTCCGGCACGGTGATGACGGCACGACGCACCCAGCAATAATTAGCCTCGCCTGCGAATGTGTCAGTGTATTCGACGTCATAGGTATTTCTCATTTCGAATTCCCTTCAATAATCGTGCGCCCGTTCCGACGCAACGTTGCCTTGAATTTCTCCGCGCCTTCCATGGTTGCGAAGCTGTATCGATCGCGCGTGCCATCCTCACGGAGAAATTGCACGTTCAAGCCTTGCGCTTCCCGCACCGCCACCAAGGCGTGCGCCCGATCGCGGATATCGGCTGGCAGGCTGTCGAATACGGATTTGAAATTATCCATCACAGTTTCCCTAGCAGGACACCTGAAAACAGGTCGTTTGGCTGTCCAGTGACCTAGCTTCTAAGGCCGGATTTTGCGTCTGTCAAACGATAAAATGAGGGTCAATCTGGCAGGACACCCAAAATCCAGTCGTTTGGCTATCTGCATTTATGCGCGTGCGCGCGATAGAGGCGTTTGATCGCTCCGCTCCGCGCTGCCGCGCTCCGCTCGCTTCAATCCACGACCGTCTTTCGCTCAATGGATGACTGAAAAATATTTCTGGAAATCTTAATTTTCTCCGACAATTTTTCTGTCGCTCGCTGACTGAGTTTTTCCCCCTGGCTTCTAGTCAATCACCCGCGCCCGGTAACGGAAAATTAGCAATTGACCAATAAATCCGCAGATATGGACAAGGAAATCGCAAAGCTCATGACCAACCTGGGCATTCGGTACGATCAGGCCTATCGCATGGTGCGTCAGCGTGAGGAATTCACCCGGCGCCGGATGGTCCGGTCAATCAATTGGCTGAAATAAAAACGACATTACATTACTAACATTACGCAGCGGCACATTACATTCATGATGATCGACAAGCGGTGCAACGTTACGTAACGTCCAAAGGGCTGGGGACCCGTAGGGATTTCCCCGCGGACAGGGGGGCATGGTTCTTTTTCCCAATCGGTTGGCCGGGCCGGATCGACTTACCGGATATACCTAATTTTCCTACTGATGTTCCCAAACGTCACATACACCGTGCACCGACTTGACGCCGCCCTTCGCATCTGCCAATCACTTCAATTCATGTGAAGGAATTTCGATCATGAAAAAGCTTCCCCGGCTCCCTCGACCCCGCGCTCTGCCGACCAAGCACAAGCGCTCCATCATTAAAGGCTCGCGCCCTGCTTCCAATTCCTCCCACGTCTCGTCGACCTCCTACGATCACGAAACCGGGCAACTGATCATCGAATTCACCGGTGGGCGCCGCTATCGCTACGACGACGTGTCTCCGGAAACCGCAAGCGGTATAGACAAGGCGGACAGCATCGGCCGCTATCTCCACGCCCACGTCATCGGTAAACACTCCGTCACGAAAATATGACTTGACGAGCGCCGGTGGCTTCCTTCATTAAACAAGCTCGCTTCCGCTGGCAGAGCGGGTGAGTGCGACGTAACTGGTCTTGGGGTTGGAGAAATCCAGTTGTCCCTTGTGCCGGGACAAGGAAACTCATGTGCGGTGCTTTGTGCGCGATAAGCGGTAATACTCTGCCATTTCACACCTGGGAGAAATATCATGCCGATCGGTGAAGAACCCCAAGAAACCAAAGCCATTAATGCCTCGATCCGGGCAGCAGGCCGCGACCCTTACGGGACAATCCATCCGGCTCCGATGGAATTCACGCCCGAGCTACTCGAAACCGACCCGATCCTCCGCTATTTCCACTACGCCCATCTGCCCGAGCCATTGCGTCCGGTGTCGGAAAAGTTCTGTATCCTCGCCGCGTTCCTCGCGACCACGCTTCCGCGCAACGCCGAGCGATCCGTCGCACTGCGCAAGTTGCTCGAAGCGAAAGATGCGGGGGTCCGGGCCAACGTCCACACGCTCGGCGCGCCCCATGTTCCAGCACAGGCGAAATTCCCCGGCGAAGCGTCGACCAACACCTTCGTCAATCCCGATGAGGGAACGGAAGTGCGTGTGACCGGCGGCGGTTCCAGCGAAACCCCGATCCCGTTCGACTAGGGAACCAATTTCTCCGGGAACGGTTTCAACGCCATCCCGGAGAACTTTTTCTAGCCGAGAGCGGACGGCTGATCGGAGAGTGACCATGACCGACAAATCCCGTTCCGGCGGCACCAACAAAGCCACGAACCGTGGCGCTGGCCTCCACACAGGAGAAAAGCCCGGCGCCAAGCAGGCCGCGACCGCCCAGGGCACCGATGGCACGGAAAACGGCTGGCCCGCGCAAAGCCACAGCGGCCTCGACGTCTCGGGCCAGTTCCGGGTCGGCGAGCGGATATCGATCGGTGTCCGCGGTTCCGATATCGTGCTCACGCAGAGCCATTCCGGCCGCGAGGTGATCGTCAGCGAAGCGGCGCTCGAAGGCCTGCTCGACGACACCTATTTCACCGACAAAGTGGATTGACGCGTCGCCGGGAAACAGATATCGCCAAATCTCCCTCCCAAGGGTGAACGGGAAACCCCGATAGGAGTATGGGCCTGTCGGGGTTTCTTTTTGTCCTTGCCATCTGAAACGACATGCGTTACGAGCGGAGACGAGCAGATGGAGGATTTCATGACCGCCCCGCCCCGCCCAATCCGACCGAACCGCCAGCAAACGGTTACGCGTCCGTCATTGCGGCGATGGCGATCCTGTGGGCGGTCCCTCTGATCCTCTATTCGATCTATGCGGGAATGCAGTGATGCTGGAACATATCAACGGAATTCCGAACCGGATCGCTGACCTGAAGCGTAAGCTGGCGGCTCGCGCCGGCCGATCGGAATATGCAGGAAATGTCGAAGCGATCCAAGCCGAGATCGCGCGCCTCGAAGCGGCGACCGCAAGCCGCAAGGCCTTGGAGGAATTCATTGCTGGTGAAACCGTCATGTCCGAAGAAAGCGGCGCGGTGGCTTCGGGTCCAGTGGAAGGTGAGGTAACGTGACCGACAAAATCAGTCCCACGGTCGACTTCTTCGCGCGACTACGCAAGATCGACGAAAAGAAGCTCAAGCTTCGCGATACGATGGTTCTGTGGGCGGTCGCGAGACACCATGGGCTCATGGGCCAAGAAATCGCCAAGAAGCTCGGCTATCCTTCCCGGTCGCATATCCAGGACGGAATTCGCCGGCTGCTTGAGCAAGGTCTTATCGAGGACCGTCGACGCGAGAAAAACCAGCAAACGCCAAACCAACTCTACATCACTGACGCCGGCACGGCATTTTTGAACGAAACCGTGCCAGCATGATCGAGCGGCCACGGATCGGCGTGGAATATTTCTATCTGCCGCCGCGCGGAAAGCCTGTGCGTATCCGGGTCGAAGGATTTCGCGGCGTGTCCTGGGTGATCACAGCCGGCGTGGAAGATGGGCGGCGCCGGGACGTCTCGCGTCACCGCCTGGGAGAGATTTGCAGTGGATAGCGACGAAGGCCGCACGTCGGCCCGAAATCCCTTGGTGACGACACCGACCGACAAGCAGGCAGTCGCGCGCGAACTGGCATCCCTGCCGATGCTGTCGGCCGAGCAATACCAGCATATCGGCCGCTATTCCGGCGCGATCGTGGGTGCCGTGTTCGAACAGATGGGCGGCGTTGCTCGCATGACGGCCTGGGCGGACCAGAACCCGACCGATTTCTATACGAAGCTGTTCCCGAAGTTGATCGCTCGATCGCAGCAAGTCGACGTTTCCGGCACGCTGACGATCGACGATGCGATTTCGCGCCTTGAGCGTATGGACGAAGGCGATTACATCGATATCGAGGGCGAGCGGACGTCCCAAACTTACGACCTGTAGCCGCCATGGGAGGGCGCAATGACATACGACCGAAAATTCGGGCAGAGAGACGGCTTAGCCGCTCGGCTCGACGAACATGCCGAACGATTGGCGAGGGACAAATCGACGCCGTGGTTGGGGCTTGGGCTCTACGACGATTTGCGCGCCGCTGCCGCCGCCTTAGCCGGTAAACCTTTGCCTCGACCGATCGACGGCAAGCCAGAGCAACCGAAAACATTGGAGTTCGACCTGTGATCGAGAACGACAAGAATATCCGCAAAGGGCTTCCGCCGCGCCGCGACCGCACGAGCTTTCAGACGCTCCACGATATCGTGATCCCAGCTGGGACAATCTTGCGCGCGATTGGGGACGATCAATTCGCCGCCAAGATCGGCTTCGGCGATACAGCTGTGGCGGGCGAATTCTCCGTTACCGTCAAGCCAAGCACGATCGTTCCGGCCACGGCCCTGCGTCGTGTGGTGGCGGCATGAGCATCGTCCGCACCCGCAAGGAAGCCACGAAGCGGCTCGCGCTCAAGCTTCAGGCCGACTATCGCGCGCTCGTCGAGGCGAGCGGTGAAGCGGAAGTGCAGGCATCGGCGATCGTACTCGGCGACACCTTCAATTCCAATATCGAGTGGATCATCAACGTGCTCCGGGATTACGGGGGCTTGCCGGCAAGGTTCGAACCGATGACCCGTGCCAGCCCGTCGCTGCCTCCAGTGCCCGCGAACGATATACCCAAGCACTGACATGGCGTTCGACCCTAAGCAAATTGCCGCGGACTATGGGCTGTCAGTAGACGAAGTTCGCGCCCGGTGGATGGCGCTTCGCGTCGCCAAGTGGAAACGTGGGAATTCCGAAGGGTTTCGGCAATTTTGCCGGGAAGCGATCAAGATACGGACCAAGAGCGGCGATCTTGAGCCGTTGGTTCTCAACGAAGCCCAGGAAATCTTGCTCTCCGCCGCCGATGAGCAGTTGGTTGAGGAAGCATGGGTTCGCTTGGCGGGCCTGAAAGGTCGGCGACAGGGCTTTTCTACCATGGTCGCGGCTCGCGGCTATTGGCGCGCGACGCTTTACGATAGGCAGAACATATACATTTTGTCGCACGAAATGACTGCATCAACGAAACTGTTTGATATGGTCGATTTGATGCAGGAAAAGCACCCGTTTCCTCCTCAGGTTGGTAAGGACAATGCGAAGGAATTGGAATTTCCCAAGCGCGGTTCGACCTACACCGTGGCGACGGCGGGACAGAAAGCCGGCGGACGCGGCGGCGGCATCAGCTTTTTCCATGGGTCGGAAGTCGCGTGGTGGACCAACGCCAGCGATCACTTCTCCGCGTCCGTCCAGGCCGTCGACGAAGTTCGTGGCGTATGGGGCGTTATCTGGACCGAACCGGCCTATCCGCTGCCTTTCGAGCGCGGAATCGGTACGCTCGAGGGCTGGGTAAAGCCGCCGTCCGAAATCTGGCTGGAAACCACGTCAGCCGGCCCTGTCGGCGAATTCTTCAGCCGTTACATGGACGCGATGAAGAAAAAAGGCCGCTATCGCGCTGCCTTCGTGCCGTGGACGGTGCAGTCGGAATACCGGGAAGCCGGCGAATTCATCCCGGCACAGGAAGCCGATGAGGAAGGCGAGCTTTCCGAGCTTGAATACCAGCAACTCCACGGCTTGAGTGATGCGCAAATGCTGTGGCGCCGCTCGAAGATCCACGAGCTAGGCAATCTCGGCAAGTTCCGCCAGGAATACCCGATCGACGTCGTGGAAGCCTTCGCCGCCGCCGATATCGAGGGCGTTTTCATCAAACCGAGTTATGTGCTCAAGGCCCGCAAGCGGTCGAACGAAATCCCCGACGCGCCATTGATCATCGGTGTCGATCCGGCCGGCAGCGGCGGCGACCGTTTTGCTGTCGCATTTCGCCGCGGCGACTGTATTTTTCGCGTCGACGCACGCATGAAGCTCGAACACGACGAAGCAGTGGCCTATCTGTCGGCGATCATTGACGAGTGGCAACCCAACCGCATGTGCATTGATCGTGGATCGATGGGTCAGAATATTATTTCGTCGCTGCGCGCGTTGAACAAGCACTATTCCGAAGTGGTCAAGGGCATTGATTTCGGCGGAACGTCCAAGGCCAAGAAAGCGCACCCCAAGCGCGCGGGACCTTGGAACATTCGCGCGGAAATCTATGACGATTTGCTGACCTTCTTGAAGGAAGGCGGTTCGATACCTGATGACGATGACCTTGCAACGGACATGTCGGGTCCGAAAATAAAGTTTCGCGCGAACAATGACTGGCTCTTGGAGAGTAAAACCGATATGAAGGCGCGAGGCCTTCGATCGAGCGATCTTTCCGACGCTTGCGCATTGACCTTTGCAGTCAAGGAATTTTTTGATACTTGGTCGAGGCCGAAGCCACAATCAGGCTTCGGTACGGGGGCTCCTGTGATGATCGGGCACAACAGCGGAACCCCGCAAGGATTGATCGACCATACGGATTTCGGATCGCTCTACGAGGGCGGCAGCGGTCCTGACGGCTGGATGGCATAGGGAGCTAGGGCGATGGCGGGATTACGAGACAGCGTTGCAGCCGACGTCGGGCCAAAGCCGACGAAGGTAACGCGCACGCCATCGGGCTTCGAGAACGAAAGCGAATTCCTCAATGACATGAGGAACAAGTACGAATTCGGCTTCTCCTTCAACGAACACAACGTGCGAGCCGGTAAGGACGACGCGAAATTCACGGCCGGCCTGCAATGGGATCCCGTCGTCAAGACCAAGCGCGAGAGCGCCAATAAGCCCGTCCTTACCTTCAACCGGCTGATCGCCTTCGTTGCGCAGATCGTCGGCAATCGTCTCATGAATGAGACGGAAATCCGCGTCTTTCCCG